ACGACAGTGAGTTTGAAGTCGCAGACAATGCAACCCAGTCTCAAATCAAGAGTGCATTCACAAAATCACTGAAGTCCAAGAAACTGAACAAAAAAATCCTGAGTGAATTCGTGGAGGTTATCGCATGAGAAAATGGGAAGTAACTTATCGTCTACCGACAACTGGTGCGAAATATCACAAAGCCATTGTCGAAGCGACCAGTCAGATGTATGCTAATAAGGTATTCGAAGCCCAGTATCCCACTGCAAAACGTTGTGGTAACGCAAGACCGTTATGAACATCTTCGTCACTGATCCCAACCCCCGTGTTTCTGCCAGGGTTCTCCCTGACAAACACATTGTTAAAATGCCACTTGAGAGTTGTCAGATGCTCTCAATCATCTTCTCCAAGTGGTATTATGATTGGGGCACAATCAACAAACTTGACGGTACGCCTTATGCAACTGCAAAAGGTGCCTTCCGTAATCACCCATGTACTCAATGGGCTGGAGAGAACATCTACAACACTGCATGGTTGATCATGCATGGTAATGCTCTTGCCTTTGAGTATTTTTTGAGGTATGGTAAAGTCCATTCTTGTACCAAGACCCTGTTTGAAGCTAAAAAACTATTTCATCGCAAGACTGGTAAGCCCATCACTTGTTATTGTATGGCTGAAAATTTTACCCGTGCAATGCCTGAAGAATGGAAGTTTGATGATAGTATAGATACCTTTACCGCATACAAGTTGTACATCAACTCCAAGCCTTGGGTCGCGGAAAACTATCTTCGTAATCCTGAACGTAAACCAGAGTGGATAAACTAGAGAGACATTCATATAGTAAGATTGATGGTGAGTGGAAAATCGTAAAGACGGTAACCCTCAGTTACGAAAAAGTACCCTACACCATCTCAACAGTTTCAGCCATTCAAAGTAGACTGGAACAAGTTCTCACCCCAGATCTCATTACAACAAAGTATAGAGAAGAGAATATGGTCAATCCGATGTATGGTCATTGTTACCATACAACTCAAGCCATGTTTTACTTTTTGGACACTGATGTACTAGTTCCATACAGTGCAAAAGACTGGCGGGGTGATGATCACTGGTGGTTGCAAGATAAGGAGTCTGGTAGTATACTGGACTTTACGATGGATCAATATCTCTCCATTGGAAAAGAGCCTCCTCACAAAAAGGGGAAGGTTTCCAGTTGGTATGGGTGGAAGGGTCGTCCACATATGAGAACCCTGAAACTCATACAAAAACTCCAACCAGATCTTGCCACCATCGAAACAAAAAAGTATAGTATCTAAACAATCCCACAAAATCCGTGTCATCCACTAATCCGAACGAAATCCGTGAGAAGTGGCTCATCGAGCCCTTCATGTCATTCCTAAACAAGAGTCTTGAAGACTCTGATCGTGGTTCCTACAAGGAGAAGATCAAGGTTCTTCAAGCTCCAACTGGTTTTGGTAAAACCTATTCCACAACCAATACTTTCATTCCTCGTCTTTTTGAGGACATTGACATCGTTGTTTATGTAGCCCCAAACACTGAAAACATTGCCAGTGATGCCTTTAAGATTGCTGGTGGCAAACATGGATACATGTTTTCACGGGATGTAAATGAATCAATTCGTTTCGTCAAACAGGGTCAAAAAGTAGTTCTTGCACTGACCTGGGCTTCACTTTCTAATTCTTCTAGTAAGTGTAAAAAAGAACGTGAGAATCTTCTTCAACTTACCTCTCGTTCTGCTTGGTTTATCGAAGAGTGTCACTCCTGGTTGGGTGTAACTGCACAAGAATATTATCTTGATGTAATTGGCCATGCCACTCCCCAATACAACGGAACCGCATACAAAACTCTTACCGAAGTTTTGAAAGAAACAGATCTGGTATTTGGTGTTACTGCAACCACTACGAAACAACATCGTGGAATTGTTGGTGATGATTGTTTTGTGGTTCTCAATGAGTGGTGCCCTGTAGAAGAACGTCGGTGGTTGACAAAGTGGTCTGCATCATACGAAAAGTATGAGGGGTACATTCGTGAATACCGACCTAGTAGTCGGAAAACTGTAGATGTTCTGGACCAAGAGGAAGCCCTCTTCCAACTTGACAAGTATGTCGTCGAACATCACATCGCAAATATTTCTCAACTGAATCGACTGAAAACCTTTGATCGTCGAATCGTCTCAAAACTGTCATCGTTGATCGTTTGTGGCGGAGAGAATAACAATCGACTTTCTATTCACGTTGATGATGCTCGTGAAGAGTTGTCCGAAATTCTGGCTAGAAACGGTTATGCTATTCCTGGTCAATGGATAGCTGTGATGACCGATAATCATAAAGGATTCTATGATCTTGCGGGGAACTTTTCCTCCTCTAATGAAGATGAGATCATCGCATCTCTGAATGATGAAGAATCTGATTGTCAGTTTCTACTTGTCAACAACAAAGGAACTGCTGGTATTGATGTATTCAATCTTACTGGTACATGTTCTCTTCGTATTCGAGCTCCAAAGACCGCAGATTGTACACAACTTTCGCGTCAAATTATTGGTCGATTGACCCGTCTCAACTCTGGTCATGGTTCCATTCTGAAGAATGAGTATGACTATGATTTGCAGAAGATGTGTGATGAATACTGTGATGAGTATGATGTTAATCCTCAAGTCTTCTATGAAACTGTGAAGATTGCTAATACTTTCAAGTTTGTCTATCCCAGTACTCCTAATGATCACTGGGAAATGGCTCAAGATGAGTTCAACTCCGATTACACATCTCCTTTTAATGATGTAAAAGATGAGCTTCGATCTATGGTTTTTGGTAAGACTCTTTGTTCTAATTGCCCTCTTCTGGTAACGGAGAGGAACTTCACTCCCATTGAAATTGCCCTTGGGATTGCAGGGTGACAATCTAGTGGCTGTCCACCCCCCTGTTCGCAGGGGGGTTTTTTCATGTATATTACATACATACCAATGAGGGTTTCAACCAAATGTCCAATAACATCATCAACGCACTCCGCGATACCTACGGTGACAAGATCACTTCTGGTGATGTTCGTGGGTACTGTGCCGCCAACGGCATCTCTTATCCCACTGTGACTAAACGACTTGATCAATATAAAATCTCCCGTGGTAAGTGGGACCTGACTGTGCAAGAAGCCCGTCAACAACTTGAAAAGACCGTCACCGCACCTGCGGTGGTTCCTCCTATCGAACAAAACCTCATTCCACAGAAAGATGATACCTTCGTCAAGTTTGGTAACTTTAACGATCTTAAGAAAATTATTCAGTCCCGTCTTTTCTATCCTGCGTTTATTACGGGTCTTTCGGGTAACGGTAAAACGTTCTCTGTTGAACAGGCTTGCTCTCAACTTGGTCGGGAGTTGATCCGTGTCAACATCACCATCGAAACTGATGAGGATGATCTTATTGGTGGTTTTCGTCTTGTTAATGGTGAAACTGTTTGGCACAATGGACCAGTCATTGAGGCTCTGGAACGCGGAGCTATTCTCCTTCTAGATGAAGTTGATCTTGCGTCCAATAAGATCCTGTGTCTTCAATCTATTCTTGAGGGTAAGGGTGTCTTCCTCAAGAAGATCGGTCGTCACGTTCAACCCAAAGAGGGTTTCAACGTGATTGCGACTGCAAATACCAAGGGTAAGGGTAGTGACGATGGTCGTTTCATCGGGACTAACGTTCTCAACGAAGCTTTCCTTGAACGTTTCCCTGTGACTTTCGAACAGACCTATCCTTCTCCTAAGGTCGAACAGAACATTCTTTCCAAGTTGTGTGATGACAAAATGTTTGTTGCACACTTGACTGACTGGGCTGATATCATCCGTCGCACTTTCTATGACGGTGGTATTGAAGAAGTCATCTCAACTCGTCGTCTGGTCCACATCGTCCGTGCATACTCAATCTTCGGTGATAAGGTGAAAGCCATTCAGGTTTGTCTCAATCGTTTCGATGAAGAAACCAAGGGTGCTTTCATGGACCTCTATGACAAAGTTGACGCGGATGTTGACATCAAGGCCACTGATGAGGTACAATGAGTAATGTATCCCTATATGATGCGATGACTGACGAAGAGTTTATCATGAATCACGGGGGGTATGACTATACTCCCCTCCGTATTGACAAACAGGAAACACCAGATGGAAATGTTTTCACTATGAAAGTTGATGATGGTATGCGACCATGGGGTCATAGTGACCTTGAGTATCTTGCAAACATGAATAAAGAAACAAACCAAAACGGCTTCTGGAAATACCAAGAAGACAAAACCCTGAAAGAAATTGAACAATACCTGACAAGTACATATCACCAACACTACACCTCTCAAGAGTCCAAGACTCAAACCCTAGACCTGATTGAAAGTATCGGTGATGCTGAACCATTCACCAGGTCTAACGCAATTAAATATCTCTCACGCTTTGGTAAGAAGGGTGGTAAGTCCAGACTTGACATCCTGAAAGCCATCCATTATTGTATTCTCCTCTACCACTTCTCTGGTCTTCACAATGAGCGCAAAGACACCTATGAAACTTTCTAGTAACACCACCAACATCCTCAAGAACTTCTCCCAGATCAACCAGTCCATCCTGATCAAACAGGGTAACAAACTGAAGACCATCTCTGTGATGAAGAACATCCTGGCTGAAGCTGAGATTGAGGAAGAGTTTGAGAAGGACTTTGCGATCTACGATCTCAACCAGTTCCTGAGTGGTCTCTCCCTGTACGATTCTCCTGACCTTGACTTCGGTGAAAGTTATCTCACCATCCGCGATGGTCGTCGTCGTGCAAAATACTTCTTTGCAGATCCTGATGTGATCGTTTCTCCTCCTGAGAAAGAGATCTCTCTCCCTACCCGCGATGTGTGTTTCACTGTTGCAACTCAACAGTTGGACAAACTCCTCAAGGCTGCTGCAATCTATCAGGTTCCTGACCTGTCCGCAGTTGGTCGCAATGGTAAGGTTGAACTGGTTGTTCGTGATAAGAAGAACGATACTTCTCACGAATTCAGTGAAGAGGTTGGTGAAACCGAAGATGAGTTCAACTTTAACTTCAAGGTTGAGAACATCAAGATCATTCCTGGTACTTATGATGTTGTGATCTCCTCCAAACTTCTTGCAGAGTTCACCAACAAGAACACCGATCTTAAATACTATATCGCTCTGGAGCCTGACTCCACTTACAACTGATGAAACATCTCCTGTTTACCCTCAAAGAATGCAACCGTGAGTTGTTAGACGATGAGGAGTTTATCAGGGACACCCTGTACGTTGCTTCTCGCAAGTGCAATGCACAACTGTTGGCGATGAACTCTCACAAGTTCCAACCTCAGGGTGTCACTGCCATTGCTATGTTATCTGAAAGTCATATCAGTATTCATACCTGGCCCGAAAAGGGTATGGCTGTGTGTGACATCTTTACATGTGGAGATCACACACACCCTCAGGATGGTGCATCGTATATGATGTTAGTCTTGGAAGCCAAGGATATTGTTTCCAACGAATTCGTTCGTCCACTTGAGTGATTTTTGATGTCTCGTAATGATTTTCTTTGGGTCGAAAAGTATCGTCCCAAAACCATTGAAGATTGTATTCTCCCTGCATCCATCAAGAAAACCTTTCAAGAGTTTCTTGACGCTGGAGAACTTCCCAATCTACTTCTTGCGGGCCCTGCTGGTGTGGGTAAAACCACAGTCGCACGGGCCCTTTGTGAACAACTTGGATGCGACTATATTGTAATCAACGGATCTGATGAAGGACGATTTCTTGACACGGTACGGAACCAAGCCAAAAACTTTGCATCGACCGTCTCACTTTCTTCGAGCGCTAAACACAAAGTCATCATTATTGATGAGGCTGACAACACAACCCACGATGTTCAACTCCTACTACGGGCGAACATTGAGGCGTTTTATGGTAACTGTCGGTTTGTTTTCACCTGTAACTACAAGAACAAAATTATTGAACCCCTGCATTCCCGATGTGCAGTCGTCGAGTTCTCTATCCCTGGTAAATCCAAACCGGCTATCGCTGGTAACTTCTTCAAAAGGGTTTGCACCATTCTGGATGCTGAAGGTGTTACATATGATCAGAAAGTTATTGCGGAACTGATCAATAAACACTTCCCCGACTGGAGACGTGTTCTCAACGAACTGCAACGTTACTCTGTCAGTGGTACGATTGACAGTTCTATTCTTGCAGAGTTCTCTGATGTTAAAGTAAATGATCTCATTAAAAGTCTCAAAGAAAAGGACTTCGCTGAAGTTCGTAAATGGGTTGTCAATAACCTCGATAATGACCCTAGTGTTCTTCTGCGCCGTGTTTACGATGCTCTTTACACAGCCGTTGAAGGTCCTTCTATTGCTGCCGCTGTTCTTATTATTGCTAAATACCAGTATCAGATTGCCTTCGTTGCCGATCAAGAAATTAATCTTTTGGCGGCGTTGACTGAGATTATGGTTGAGTGCAATTTCAAATGATACAGAAACTATATAATCCAAAAACAGACTTCTACAAATATTTCAAAGACTTTATCCTTGGTCCTCATTTCGGTTGGCACTGGCTTGATGAATCAACACCTGGTTATGAGAAAGAACACCATGAGAACCTAGGTCACTACAGTCACTCATTCTTAATGAGATCGGCTTTTGAAGACCGATTTTATCCCAAGACAAACTCAGCCTATATTGAACAGGCTCAACAACTGTTTTTGGAGATTACCCGCGCAAATGAAATTGAACCGTATGTAATCTACAGGATGAATGCAAATGCCGTTCATCCAACACAATC